TTGCTCGCTGTGCGGATGGATTTAAACGGGCGGGATGCCTGGTCAACAGCCCTGAGCAATACCTGTAATTTTACATTGTTACTCATTCGTGTTTCCGCTTCGCCGGAGCGCCTTTTCGCGCCATGTGATGAGTTCGGTCAGGCTCATGGGATACAGTTCTGATGGCGGCCAGTGAAATATCACTGCCACATCCGCCATCAGGTCATCGACCGAGAGATTTTTCGGGAACGTCACTGCACCGAGTTCGGCGACAAAAAACCGACCACCTTACCGGCCAGCGCCACAAGGTCAGGCAGTTCCAGCGCGGCGACTTCCTGCTCGGTCAGCATCGGTGCCGTCATGCGCGGCAGCACTTTAATCAGTGCATCGACTTCGGAGTTTGCAACCGCAGCCAGACTGACACCGCGCAGCGTCCCGGCATTGGGTTTCATCAGCGTGACCTGTTCGATAACCTGCTCACCACGTTTGACCGGATTGTCCAGGGTAATCACATTTTCTTTGTTCATGGTTTTCTCACTTCTGAATCAGGGTTAACCGGTCAGCCAGGCTGACCGGATGAAAATCACAGACCGATATTTCGGCGGTGTTGCTCCAGCCGGTCGACGCCGTTCACCTTCTCAATCATGTTGATGGTGTCGATTTCGACCAGCTCCTTACCGTCCATCGTCAGCCGGAAATAGGTGCAGACCACGGAGATTTTCGACTCGGTATCTTCTCCCTGTTTCACCTCGCCGGTGTCGATTTCTTTCTGACGGCCACGCATGACCACCTCGACGGCCACCGTTTCGCCGGTATCGTCACGCTGGTAAGAGCCAGCAAAACGAATCGGCACAGCATCCACACCGGTTGCGGCGTAAAGCTCCCAGATAACCGAATCCGGGAAGCCCCCGAGCGCCCACTCCATTGACAGCGCATCGTCATCAAGGCCGAGGTCTACCGGTGCGCTGCCGTTCATCCCCGCACCGCGATAGTTTTCGAGCTTACGGGTCAGTTTTGGCAGCGTGACGGACTTTGCAACGCCCTGATAGCTGTAGCCGTTCAGAAAGACGTTCATTAACTTGAGTTTGCGCGGCATTGCCATCGGTCAGGCTCCTTAATTGCTGTTAACCGAGGTGACCAGATTTGCCAGGTATTTATCGGTAATACGCTGGCGCAGGGTCAGGTTTTCGAGAGGAGGCACCGGTGTATAGTCGTAGTCGATATACAGTTTTCCGGCCTTGAGGGTTTCCGCATCGTTGGATTCTTCGCTGAACCAGCAGGTCGCATCCACGATATAGCCGTTTGTTTTCAGCTCACGGAATTTGGCATTGATGCCGTCAACGATGTCGCGAATCAGCGTTGCAGTGATGGGCTTGTCCACCGCCCACATGTGCGCCTCAGCCATCGTGTCGGCCAGCACCTGCGCGGTGCGGGTGTAGTTTTCAAAGAGGAACAGCGGGTCATCAGAGCAGGTACGGTTACCCCAGAAGCGGAAACCGTCACGGCGAATCAGCGTAGTGACGCCTGACTCGTTAAGCAGGTCAGCATCGGTGCCGGACTCCTGCAAATCCCAGAATACAGATGCGCTGATGCCGGTAACACCGTTTACCCCAACGTTGGACAGCGTTTTATGCCAGCCCTGCTCCTGGTCGATTTTAGCGCGCAGACCCAGCGCACGGGCGGTGGCATGCGCGGTGGCGGTGGTACTGGTGACCGTATCCCATGCGAGGAAATCCGGCCAGATGACCATCAGCTCACGCTGGCTGAAATTCTGGCGGTAGGCTTTCACCTCGGAAATGGTCTTACAGCCCCATGCGCTGATATATCCGAAAGCGCGCAGCTTCTGACAGACTGATGCCAGTGCAACAGCCACCTCTTTGGTATCCAGCCCCGGCACACCAAGAATACGCGGTTTAACACCGGTTACCGACTCCGCCGCCAGCAGGGCTTTCAGTCCGGTGTACTGACCGTTTTCGTCAGTGGTGCCGATAATATTGGAAACGGTCTGCGCGAGTTTCGTTTCCTCGTCATCACCGGTGCCGTCTTCCACGCGCACGACAACGGTGACCGGTTTTGACTGGTCAGCGATGGCCTGCAACGATGCCGCCAGCGTGCCTTTTTTACCGGCCTTTGCAATTGCACTCTGCACATTGGTAATCAGCACAGGTTTATTGAGGGGGAAGGTTTCCGCATCCGCATCGCTGGCCGTGCAGACCATGCCGACAATGGCAGTGGATACGGTGGAAATGACGCGTGTGCCGTCGTTAATCTCCAGCACCTGCACGCCGTGATGATAGTCACTCATCCGTTTAACTCCGTGGTTAATGGGTGCAACTATTTTCTGTTGTGCAGAGCATGAGGCGCTATTTGACCTGGCTGGTCAGTGGATGAAACAACAGATAAAGAAAAGGCGGGCAATCCGCCCGCCTGTCCTGACTTGCACTCACTCATTTTCCAACTGACGGTTTACATAGCCCAAACGTTATCAAATCTGACAGTCTGCTTTGAGCGATAAGCAGACCTGACCTTAAATATTTTATATTTATCAGAAAGAACACTATTCTTAATCCGGCAAAACTGGTGGGTTAGTAGCTTTAATCGCTGCTGCATAATAACAACCTTTGTTGTCATCAATAGACATTGATTTCCAAGGGGATTCAGCGCAGATATTACTATTATTAGCTCGAATTGATGCACAGCAAACAGTATAAAATGGGCATTTATTACGCGGCGAAATATTTAATTCTTCTGTCTTCATGATTTCACCAGAAAGTTTAAAGTGAATAAATATAAAGTGAAAACAAGCGCGTAGCATTTTCGAACCAAATAAAATTGAATCATTATTTTCAGGTAAGCAAAAGTCATACATAATATCACGCTGTGGTTCATTATCATCTCCATGTCTTACCTGGATGATAGTGCAACCACCGAATTTCTGTATTACTTCATTCATAAACTCAGTTTTTTCTGCTATTTTTTTTATTATATCTAACTCAAAAAACGGTTTTTGCTTTCTATAGTTCAAATTGTTACTTATTCTGTTAAGAGTAAGCTTGATAAAGTTTCCCATCGGTTCATCAACAGGAATCATTTGAATTATTTGATTAAGTGACTCGCTTATTATTTGATCTTGTTCGCTTAATTGTTTTTTCACCTCCGCCACTAGATGTTCATACCTACAATCAGAATGTAATAATTCACATTTATGTAGTAGATTGAATAATACTTGGGGAGGGTTATTAGATTGCAAAGAAGCTAACATACAACAAATAATATCTTCATCATTTAATGACGGAGCAATTTTCGCTGCTAAGCCTTTGATAGTATGATACGGATAAAAGGGTGCCTCTTGAGGGAAGCCATTCATCGCATTAATACACTTACATTCAAGCATAAAAGCTGCGGATTCAAGTATTTCAAGCACGCCTAAATCTAGATCGTATTTGTTTTCAGAATGAGAAATTCTACACTTTATTAATGATGTACATATAACACTACCGTCAGCAACCTCCATGTCATGGATTATTGCATCCTCAAAATACAAGTCGTTTACTTTTACATAATAAGGTAAGTTACATTTATGCAGACTCCTATTGGAACGAATGTAACTGAGAAAATTTTTGTTTGATTCGATATGTGCTGGATCCATGTCATTTGAACCAAGACATACATCCTGATTGTCCATTGCCCAGCGAAAATTAGACCACAGGATGTTTTGCGTGCAAAAAATAGAAAACCCATTAATTGTGGAAATATTGTGAAGAAAATGAATCCACTCATGAAAAAACACGCCAAACTGTTCTGGATTAATGAATCCATCTAATTTTTCAGGATCAGTAAACGCTGGGAAATCCTTGCACAAAGTGATAATTTGTGATTCTGGTAAATAAGAAGCATAAGTAGCCATTCACATTCCTCTAAATCTTTAAAATACCTAAAAAAATGAAGCTAAATATTATGTATATTTAAGCTTTATATAATAAATAAAAAATCATCATGCAAAAGAAACGCCATAGAGTTAACTTAAAAACCTTTAATTTATTATGGTTCATGATTATTTAGCACCTACGTTATCATACCTTTGCAAGAGTTCTCTTGGCAACTTCCGCTCCTGGCACAGAGCGGACTGTCAGATTAGGCTTTACTCTGTGCCATAGATATGTAAGCTCACACCAGAGTTCATACAACTTATTGCGGCATTTCCGGCCATTCAGGATTTGCAGGATCCACACGACTGACCACAACGCTGTAGCGTTCCCAAGCCTCCAGCCGTGTGCGCTCCTCCTCTGTTGCCATGTTCAACCTGACAGCGCGCTCCAGCGGCAAAATCACGGATTCAGCATCTGCAAGAAGTCTAGCTTTCCGGTTTTCTGCCTGCTGCTGCAATTCCTCTGCCGTATAAATGCGTTTAATCACTTTGCCATCCTTAAACATCCAGTTCCCTGAAATGTCCGCCCGTCGGTTAGCAGTAATATCCGCCACTTCAACCACACTTAATCCATCCGGTCTGATAGCTGTCACATCCTTTTCCACATAGCGGATAATATTATCTTTGTCGTACGCTATTTTTATCGTGTCATCAGCAAAATACTTTTGTTCTTCGTACCAGTTCTTACCATCTTCTGAAAAAAACCAGACAACATCAAAGCCCTTTGTCAATTGATATTGTTCAACCGTTTTTGGATTACCCGCCGTAATATTTTTTAAATGCTGCATAAATTATACCTGCGCCACGTTATACCATGTCCCGTTAATGTATTTCTGCACCGGTCTGTAATATACGCCACCAATGTTATCGGCAGAGTTTGAGCCGGTATCCTGAACAATAATGCCGGTATATACGCAACCTGACGGAGCCTGATGCGTCCATGTAATACCATTATTTGCTGGTTTATATGTAGATGCACCGCCCAGCCGCATGTCTCTCACATAACGTGAATCTGACTCAGCTTTGGTGTATGCACCAACATCTCCCGCTGAGGGTTTATGAGCAGTTGTATATAGTTGCGCCCATCCAGACCAGTTAGCATCTGTGGTATCTCGTCGGGAGCGAATATATGCCGGAGCATGAGCACCGCTGGTTCCACTCCAGCCAATAAGTAACTCACCCTCTCCTACTGCGGTTACACCAGTGAGATGAAGCACATTACCATAGGCTGTTGGGTAGCCATTGTTGTATGCCTCATACATCTGAATACCTGGTGTCCCCTTTACGCTCCCACCTAATGCAGTAACACGGTTTCTGGAAACCAGTGTATTAATATTTATATCGGCAGAGCCATCAAATCTGACACCATTAATATTTCTTGCGTTCGCTAACTTTGTTGCTGTTGCAGCATTTCCTGAAAGGCTGGAAATAAATGGATGTGAGCAGTAATAACCGCGCCCATTTTTAAAATCCAGAATAGCCTGCGCGTTCGTGCTTTCTGTAGCGGGATTAGTTGCCCCCCACTTATATGTCGTCTGACCGACGACATAATCCTCTGTCGGAACAATAACCGTTAGCCCTTCCTCTGCAAGAATTTGTACAGGGAAAGCTCTGGCTTCAACATAAAAAACACTACATACATCATCATCTTTCAGGCTTGTAACAATGGAATGAATTGAACGCTCATTAGTCTGATACGTCCAGAAATAACCTGCCGCATATGAACCACGATCAGTCCAGCCTCCGGGCATAACCATGCCATTAAACTCGCAGTTATTCATTACATAATCGCTGTTATAACAACCAGTGGAAATAACGACGCGGGATGCCATTTCTCCTGAAAGGCTGGCAGCACGGCGAAAGATAACGGGATACCACTTCCCGGCAACGACATTTGCAGGGGCTGCAAACGAATACTTTCGCATTCCCTTTTTCTTATCCACTTCACCTTTGCTGTAAACATTAATGTTACTCAGGAAGCGTCCTTTATCAGGAATATCCGCACCGTTCTGATCTTTCTGAAGACGTTTTTCAGCATTGTCATAGGCAGACTTCACCGCTTTTGGTGTTGCAGCCAGCGTTTCAGAATCACTGTTGGTGGCGCTACTGAGCTGGACAAGACCTTTTCGCGCTGTGGTGGCATCCTGTGCGGTATATTTCCCGTTAGCGAGGTCATATGCTGCCTTTACCGCCTTTGGCGTTGCCGCAAGCGTTTCAGAATCGCTGTTGGTGGCGCTACTGAGCTGGACAAGACCTTTTCGCGCTGTGGTGGCGTCCTGTGCAGTGTATTTCCCGTTAGCAAGGTCATATGCTGCCTTTACCGCTTTTGGTGTTGCGGCGAGCGTTTCAGACGTGCTGTTGGTGGCGCTACTGAGCTGGACAAGGCCTTTTCGCGCTGTGGTGGCATCCTGCGCAGTGTATTTCCCGTTAGCCAGGTCATATGCGGCCTTAACCGCTTTCGGCGTTGCGGCCAGTGTTTCAGACGTGCTGTTGGTCGCATTGCTTAACTGAGTAAAACCTTTTGCGGTCAGCGAGGCGTCCGGGTGACGTCGTGACTGTTCATGCTCTGCAATTTTGTCATCAACGTAATCCTGCGTCGCCATCACCGTTGTGGTGTCAATGGTCAGCGCCACTGAGGCCACACTGCTGACGATGATGACCATGCGACAGGTCTGCGAACGCCCTGAGCCTTCGGCAAGAGCTGGCTTATAACTTTCGGCCATGTTCGCCACGGCAATTAACGTTCCAGCATCATCGTACAGGCCAAGCTCACGCATCCAGAAACCGCCCACCTCCGGCGGAATAACCAGCTCTGCGATAATATAATTACTGTTTCGTTTGTCCTGGCTGATTTTGTTCAGCGCATGTCGCCAGACTTCGTGGATAAGCCCGGTCTGTCCGGCATCCGGGACAGGCAATTTACCACCGCCATCCCCGACGGCCATCGTGGTAATGTTGACCTTCCGCCCTCCCGGCGCGGTTGCCGCTGCCAGCTTTGCTGCACCGGCAGTGGTGATAACGGTTCTGAATTTTGTGCTCATTATTCCTCACTTATCCGGGGTAAACCGTAATTACATCGCCGTCGTAAGCCACACAACCGGCGAACAGGTAGCCGGGAATGTTCCGGGTAATGTTCAGGCCAATAAGGTGGCGGCTTGCAGGTTTGGCATCGGCAATCAGCCGTTCCATTTCCTGATACATTGCCTCCGTGATGCCGCTTTCCAGTACACCAATATCAAGCCGGAAGGTGCCTGGCGGGTCACTGTTTTCCCACCACTCCGTCACGTTGATGAGATAGCCGAGCGGCTCCACCACACGCCGGATTGCGCCGATAGTGCCTTTATGACAGTGGATGAAATAGGCATCGCGAATAACGGCGCGTTTGGTCGCTTCCGGCCACTTTTCATCCCACCTGTCGACCGAAAACGCCCACGCCAGCCACGGCAGCAGATTTCCCGGGCAGGTGTCCGGGTTCCACAGCTCACGAATACTGACCGGTGTTTTTTCAATTTCCGCACAGGCTTTTGCGGCGGCGACTTCAAGCGGTGATGAGCCGGTCGGCAGCAGTCGCGAATCACTCATCCGAGCCTCCGGTCACGACGCGGTATTCGGTACAGAAAGACGCCTGCGTACTGTTGAGCACGATGTCGGCCAGCGGTGCAGCCAGTTCGACACGCTGCACACCTTCCACATGCAAAGCGGCATAAATGGCAGACAGACGGATGTCGCGCCCCAGCCGGTGCTGTGCCGTGATATACGCTTCCAGTTTTTTCACGGCGGCAGCGCGAATGGGTTCGCTTTCGGGACCAGGGTAAAGGTAAAGCGTGGCGTTTATCTGGTATTCAACAATGGCGGCAGACTGCACGGTCACGCGGTCGGCCACCGGCCTGACGTCCTCGCCATTAATGGCGTTACGCACCACGGCCAGCAGGTCTTCGGATGCGACACCGTTATTTTCACGTGACAGCACGGAGATGGTGACGCAGGCCGGAGACGGACTGGTGACAGAGATATCCGCGACACGCCCGTCAGCACTGCGGCCATGATACTGATAGGCACCCACCGACCCGGCGACGCTTAAACCTTCAAACGCCTGCTGAATACGCAGACGATAATCGGTGTCAGACTCCATCACTGCCGGTGTCGGCGGGATGGTCGAATCGTCTGCCGGGGTGATAATCAGGCGTGTGGTGTTGTAATTGGCACCAATCACATCAAGGTCATTACCGGCGGCACAGGCCAGCATTACCGCCCGTGCTGCCTCATTCACACGCTGACGCCAGATAAGCTCACGATAAGCATTTTCCTCCAGCAGTTTGACGAGAGGCTCGGATTCCAGCGTCAGGGTACGGGCGACCGCCTCCTGCTGGTCTTCCGGGTAAAGGGAAATCAGTGTCGCCTTGCGTTCGGCAAGAATGGTTTCAAAGTCCAGCTCCTCGACCACATCCGGTGCAGGTAGCTGGTTCAGGTCGATAATCGGCATGGTTTCAACTCACAGGGATGGTTAACGAAAGTGGCTGGCCGGTGTCGTTGTGCTGGCCGGTTAACGTGACCGTCATTCGCCCGTCAAAACTGCGCTCAGTGGTGACGGATGACAGGGTGACGCGGGGTTCCCATTTCAGCACTGCCATGTAACAGGCGACCTTAATCTGCAACTCAAGCGCCGGAGTCTGCGGCTGGTCAATCATTGACGCCAGCAACGAGCCGTAATCACGACGCATCACCCGTGAGCCGACGGGGGTACGCAGGATATCGCCGATACTCTGGCTGATATGCTCAAGGTCAGTGACAGTCAGGCCATCACTGCGATTCATTCCGAGATAACGCGCAGTCATAGAGGACTCCCGGTTGTGCCGCCGCTGTCGCCGGGGTGTTTATGGGTATGCAGTACCTTACCGTTTGATGAGAGTTCACCGCCGGTATGTTTAATGTTGCCGCGCATCGTCCCGCCCTTCTGCACTTCCAGCGTGCCGGTAATCAGTCTGTTGGTGCAGACCACCTCCGGGGTGTCCAGGGTGATGCGGGTTGACGCTTTCACCATGACCACCGGCACCGTGGCAGTAACAGAATCAGAAGCCGTCACGCTGGCCGTTTTAATTCCGCTTACCGTGAGTGCACTGGTTTCGGGTTCATACTCAATCACCGCCCCGTCAGGGAAACGGATATGCAGGGCATCCGCCGACGCAGACGGCGCGGGGTTATCGCCGGAATAAATCCCCGGCAGAACGAACGCCGTGTCGAGTTCACCGCCCACGGCCAGAATCAGCACCTGTTCCCCCACGGAAGGTGCCCACCATGTGCGCGAACGTCCTGCGCGATGGGTCAGCCACTGAAGCCAGTCGGTGCACATGCCGCCGGTCTGCACACGGCAGCGACCGGCGTTAAGGTCGGTTTCGACGATAATGCCGGTGCGGATCATGTTGCGCAGTGCGCGCGCGAGTTCCTGAATATTTGCGAGAGTGTTCATAACGGGAAGGATGCCGCCGGGTCATACCGGCGGCAATGTGACGATGAGGTGTCGGGAATGGCACAACTAACGGTCGAGGTGAGTCAGAATAATCTCTTCAATCATCTGCACATCCTCACCGGTAAAGCCGAGCAGAGGACGCGCCGGATAATCAATTTTCTTACCGTCTTTCCGGGTTTCTTCCGACAGACCAAACTGATGCACGCTGGCGATTTTCGGTGACTTCCCGCCGTAAAATTCCATTGATGCCTGTTCCGGGCTGGCGCGGATATGCAAAAAACGACTGGTGATAAGTTTCGCAAACATTTTTCGCTTAACACGACCGGTCTTTTTTCTGGCGCTCTGCTGCTGGCGTGGCGCATAGGGTGTGCCGTCCGGGGCTTTCTGTGCCATCACCCGGCGCTGCTGACTCTGCCGCAGACGTTTCGCCAGTTCTGCACTCAGTCGCCGACGCCCTGACGGTGACAGCGACTCAATCAGTCCGGTCAGCCGGTCTTCAAAACGCTTAAACTCATTCATCCCACTTGCTCACCAGTTCGCCATTGATATAAAGCTCCACCGGGCGGGTGACCGGCTCCGGCGGCGGGGGTTCCGGGATATTCTTCACATGCAGCGCGCCGTCCACCTCACTGACCAGCGTGCGCTCGGTCAGCATCAGGCTGATACTGATATCAAAGCTGCTGTCATTGTTGATGTCTGCATAAAACGTGAAGCCCTTTTTCTGGCCTTCGTCGGTGGTCATGATGTCGGGCTGATTTTCCCGCAGCCACGCCAGCACCGGCACGATGAGCAGGTCAAAATCACCGGTAAAGTCGGTCACAATCACATTGAGCGTGTAACGCTTTTCGAATGACAACGACGCCGCCAGTGTGGAGGCAATACTCCCGTTATCCACGAATATCCGCAGCATATCGGGGTTAGTTTTCAACGCCGTGACGGCATCAGTCAGCGCCCTGCGCAGGCTGTCGGGTTTGAGCATCGTTTTCGTCCTGACAGTGTTTAACCATTTTTACCTGGCTGGCACAGCGTGCCAGCGCGTTCTCAAGCTGCCGGATATCGGCACTTAAATCGCCGTTCGTCTGCGGGTCACTGCCCGGCATCGGGCAAAGGCTCACTTTCGGGCAGGCGTTGTGGACAATCACTGGCGTCGGTGCAGGCGGGGCGCTGGTGCAACCGGCGCACAGCATCAGGCAGGTCAGCACCGTACCAGCGGCGAAAATCTTCGTTTTCATTCAGTAACCTCGTGATGGTTTTCTCGCGCTGTGCTTCACGCTTCGCGGCGTTCTCCAGTTCCTGACGCAGTGCCACCTGCGCCAGCTCGTTTTTGTCTGCCCTGGTGAGGGCAACATGAAGCTGCTTTTTCAGCATGGTGATGGTCGTCTGCTGCCCACTGGCGACGTTGTTCGCCCTGTCCAGCGAGGCGCGCAGGCTGGCGTTTTCATGCTTCGCCAGAAACAGCCCCGCCACCGCCAGCGATAACAACACGACCAGCACAATCATCAGCTTTGACATAATTCCCGCCCCTCAAGACGCTGACGACAGGCCGTACGTATCAGCCGGAAGAACACCGACGCCACGAGGTAAATCAGCGCAGTAAAAATCCACCCGGCGGCAACCAGCGAGATAAACGTCGCCACCATCACCACCAGAGCCGCCGCCCGTCTGCGCCACGGCACCGGCTGCAAAAACAGCGACGTGACAATCTTCACGGCCAGCGATTCCGGCGGCAGCTCCCGCCCGTAGCGTTCCAGCACATACTCAGTGGCATACACGCCGACACCACCGGCAACCACACAGATAACCATCGCCAGAATCGCCCAGGCAGCGACAAAACTGACGGCCACGCTCTGCGGGTAAATCAGGGACAGTGCCAGCATCAGCGCCAGCGACACGTTCAGCATCAGTGAAAGGGATAATTTCTTCATGGTGTTTACTCCGTTTAAGCCGGTACGCCGCCAGCGGTACGCCAGACGGTGACCAGTTTTTCCAGTGAATGCTCACGCTGACCGTAACCGGCACCCGGCAGGGACGCCCAGATATTGCGACAGCGTGAAATGGCGCGCTCAATGCGTCCCGCCCGGATGTCATCCAGCGCACCGCGTTCGCGGATCAACTGAATGGCGAGTCTGTCCTGTGACAACGGACTGAAATCCGGCAGGGCAAGCTGTTTGCGGTAATGCGGCCAGAACAGGTAAAGCTGCTGATAGCGACCGGAGGCCGTGGATTTTTCACCGCGACGGTTAAACACCTTCGCCGGTCGGCCATGTGCGAACGGGTGGTCACTGTAGTCGGTGAAAATTTCCGGCTTCCCGTCCAGTCCGGTGACTATCACGTCATAGCCCCGGTTTTTCGTCAGCGGATGATTCGCCGTCCCTTCGGACACGGCCAGCATGTCGAGAAAGGCGGCGATATTCTGATGTGTGTTAATTACCGGCATTACGGTTTCCCCCTGCCCTTAAAGCGGCGCTGAATGGCAATCTCAATCACCTGATAACCGGCGATACCCAGCATGGAGCCAATGCCGCACACCGCAGGCAGTGACAGGTCAGGAAACTGCACCAGAACAACACCGGCAACCATCGAGACAAAACCACCGAGCAACATGCGCCCGATAAAAAGACGCGGGGTGATGGGTTCACCACCGGCAAGCACCTTGCCGACAACAATCAGCACCCCAATCATGAAAAGCGACAGGACGCTTTTTTCTTCTGCTGTCATGCGTTACTCCCACAGATTGACAGTTTCAGCCACGGGCGCGGTCTGAACGTCGGGCAGTTCGACGGCGGTGCCGTGCGGCAGCACCGCCCCCAGTTCAGCCAGTCCCGGATTTGCGGCGAGCACGGTCTCAACCACGCCCTCAGTGCGCCCGTAATACCGGACACAAATGACGTCGAGCGTGTCGCCCTGTAGCGCAAAGGTCTTCATCAGATTTGACTCACGATGCAGCGCGGCTTGTCCTGGATGCGCGCCACTGCCCAGCGCATATCCCGCCACAGCTCATCAATGGTGCTGTCAATGCTGTCGGCCTTCTTGTCTCCTTTCGCACTGGCATCCACGCCGCGGTAACGCTCATAAAGCGACGCGGTCGCCATCGCACACACGGCGCGCTCGTAGTAAAAAACTTTGATACTTTCACCGTCGATGTCGTCCGCCGGAACGTCCGCCAGACGCGTAAAACCGGCGGCAATTTTCTGTTCGCGGTACTCGTACAGCTCCGCATTCGTTTCAGCCATGCCTGACTTGATGGCCTCACGCAGACGGGCGGGGGCGACGGTCTGCTCAAGGCGCATACGTTCCCGGACGCGCTTCGGGTCGATATCGGGAAAAAAGAACGTGTTTTTAATCACCGGCTCGTCGCCTGCCGGTTGCGGGATGACCACCGTACCCTCACCGGATACAGGAGCCTCCTTTCGCGGAATAATCAGCGTCATCATGACTACCTCTGAAAAGTCGGGCGGTGGACGCCGGTACAGTGTCAGGTGATTCACTCTCACTGACCGGCGTGCCGCCCTGGCGCGGGGCGCATTCGGTTGTTAACTGGCTTTCTTTTTCGGGCGTCCACGTTTTGCCGGTGTCACGCTCCGGATCTTACGCGGGGTACGGGTGGCCGCTTTTGGCTGCGGCTCCGGCTTCGGTTTCAGCTCCCGCTCCAGTCGTTCAATCTCTTTTTTGACGCCTGCCTGACAGTCGAGCTGTGTCGCACGTTGCAGGTGCGCCAGCGCACCGGCGGCATCACCATCGTCACGCAGAAACAGACCGGTGATTTTGTGCAGCTTTGCGCGCACTTCATCAGGCATGTCAGCCGTGGCGGTCAGTTCGAGGGTCTCCGTCAGCAGGCGGGTATCCACAGACTCACCGGCAGCGTGAGCGCGCATGGCCGCAAGCGCTACCTCCTCGGTGAACATGTACGGCGGGGTACGGCGGTGTTTACCCGGCATGGTCAGACCGTACTTCAGGGCATAACGGGCAATCTCCAGCGCACCGGCAATATCGCCGGTATCCAGACGCCACAGCATGACCGTCATCAGAATGTCATCCTGTGCACCTTTGCCCTGCTCCAGCACGCCGTTCACCCACGGCAACCAGAACGGCAGCAGTTCGCGTTTTTTCGCGGCCTTCAGCTCTTTTGAATAAATCGCTTTCAGTGTGCGCTGGTCTGCGGCGAGCTTAACCAGCATCTGCTCATAGACAGTTGCATGTCGCAGCGGGGCGGCTTCCCGCTGCGCGGTCATCGCTGCCGAGACCCGCATCATGTGGCGCTGTGCGGGACTCGTCATCGGTTACGCTCCCGGCTCTGCGGTCGCTTTATCCAGTGTGGAGAAATCACCGACCTTAATTTTTTCCACCAGACAACCGGCGGCGTAGTCTTCCACCACGTAATCAATGTTCATTGACTCGTAGTTCTCCACGCGGTCGAGTTTCGGGTTTTCCTCAATCACGCGGCGATGGCTGTCATCCATGTAGTAGATGGACAGGTTTTCCAGCTTTGTGATGAGCATCGCATCCGCCGGGAAGTACGGGACGCGTACCGCCGGCAGGTTACCGATGCGTTTCTGGCTGATGATGACGTCAGCGGCCAGCATTTCGCTGTTGTCCTGCTCCTTGTTGACGATGGGAAAATACTTGTCCGCCAGTAGCTGACGCCCCACAATCACCACAAGGTCAGGGTCTTCCTGATACCACGGCTCAATCAGGTTGTTGGTCGCATCCATCACCAGTGCGTCAAGGCTGGCATAATCACCGCCCTTACCCACGCGGATAACCTCAGAGGTGGTGTGCCCTTCCTCGTCAGTGACCTTGCTCATCACGCGCGCCGGTGCTTCATTGCGGTATTTCTGCAGCCAGCCGACCGCCACATCCTGTAGCATCGGATTACTGCTGCGGTCAGAGGTTTCGGCACGCCTCACGCCGTTAAAACCGGCCATGATTAAATCAAGGGACTGGCGTTTGATAATGGCGTTACGGACACGGAGCTGGAAATCCTGATAACGCGCCCACAGGTCAAGCGTTTTGTAGCGGATATAAAAATCGAAGTTAATCTGGTCGCATTCGTACTTGTTTGACGCCAGCTTCGAGAAGTCCTTCGGCTGACGCTCGGTGCCACCGGCGGTGTCGCTGGTGCTGGCGATGGAGCCGGTGACACCAATACCAATTTTTTCCCCTTTCATTTCGCTGACCGGCACAATGTTGATGCGGGTCAGAAAGTCAGAGGACTCCTGCATGGTGTTCATCAGGGTCTGGGTGACCGACGGTTCAACGGTGAATTTTTTCGACACATCACCGGCGTCGATGCCGTTCAGTTCGGCAACACGGGACAGGTAGGCATTAAATTTAAAGCGGGTTTCCTGGCGCATAGTTTTTCCTGAAATTAAGGGTTAATCGTGAAGGTTTTCCCGGACTGACTGACGCCGGTTAGCAGTTCGTCATCAGGGCGTCACCGCCACCGCCGGTGGCTTTACTGCGGCGCTGCTGGGTCAGACTTTCGGTGTGGTCGAGACTGTTTTTCAGGCGGGTGAATGCCTGACTGGTTTCATCCGCCCTGTCAGTCACATCCTGCTTAAGTGCGGAAAAGGCGGTTTCCATCTCAGCAAGGCGCTGCTCAGTGGCGCTCAGTTTTTCCTGCACATGCTCAGCGACAGCGGTCACCGCTTCATGCACGTCATTCAGACGGGCGTCATCGCTGGCCTGTTTGCGGCCAAAAATGGATTTCACCTTTTCGGTCAGGGCTGTGAACACGGTTTCAGGCAGGTCTTCAAATTCCAGCTCAACGGGCGTTGCCACTGAAATCAGGTTTTCAGGGCTTAATTTGAAGCGGTTCAGAGGGTTGTGTTTTGCCGTGCGGCAGAATTCCAGGTATTCCGTGCCGAGGCTTGCCGGGTCATCGGTGACGGCCAGACCCACCAGATAACATTTGCCGGTATTGGCAAAGTTCGGCTGAATTTCCATTGAGGTATAGACCTTCTGCGCGGCCTTGTTCATCGCGATAAGGTCATCGGTCGGGGTGATTTTCGCAAACAGCGCCCATTTGCCTTTCAGCGCCGAATCATCGTCAATCTTTTCGGCCTTCAGTTCGACCACATCGCCATAACGCTTAAAAATACCGTCAGGCAGGATGCCGCGCAGATGTTCCAGGTTAATGCGGCAACCATAGACACGCGGGTCAAAGGTTTCGGCCATTTCCTGAATATCCTGCGCACTGATGACACGCCCGTCACAGGTGTCACCCTCAACGCCGATACGAAAGAATTTTGAGACTTTTTTTGCCATTGTCAGGAGTCCTGAATAGTGATTAGAGGAGTCACATGTCGGCATCAGTTTCCCGACGATGCGCATCCTCCGCCATCAGTCCCGGATGGCTTATCACTGACACAACAGCACCTTAGCGAATCGCGGGGCGCGACTCAGTAGCCTTGCCGTGTATTCATCACGGCGAGGTATTCATGACCATCACCACAGACACCACTCTTTTACACGACCCGCGTCGTCAGGCGGCGCTGCTGTACTGGCAGGGGTTTTCCGTGCCGCAGATTGCCGCCATGTTGCAGATGAAACGCCCGACGGTGCAGAGCTGGAAACAGCGCGACGGCTGGGACAGCGTTGCCCCCATCAGCCGTGTCGAAATGAGTCTGGAAGCGCGACTGACCCAGCTCATCATCAAACCGCAGAAAACCGGCGGTGACTTCAAGGAAATTGACCTGCTGGGACGCCAGATTGAACGACTGGCACGGGTAAACCGCTACAGTCAGACCGGCAACGAGGCAGACCTTAATCCGAACGTCGCTAACCGCAACAAAGGCGGGCGTCGCAAACCGAAAAAGAATTTTTTCAGCGACGAGGCTATCGAAAAGCTGGAGCAGATTTTCTTTGAGCAGTCTTTCGAATATCAGTTGCACTGGTATCGCGCCGGGCTTGAGCACCGCATCCGCGATATCCTGAAATCCCGCCAGATTGGCGCGACGTTTTATTTTTCCCGCGAGGCGCTGCTGCGCGCCCTGAAAACAGGTCATAACCAGATTTTTCTGTCGGCCAGTAAAACGCAGGCGTATGTGTTCCGCGAATACATCATCGCCTTTGCCCGGCTGGTTGACGTTGACCTGACCGGTGACCCGATTGTCCTGGGCAATAACGGCGCAAAACTGATTTTTCTCGGCACCAACTCCAACACCGCGCAGAGCCATAACGGCGACCTGTACGTCGATGAGATTTTCTGGATCCCGAATTTTCAGGTACTGCGTAAGGTGGCATCCGGTATGGCCTCACAGAGTCACCTGCGCTCGACCTATTTCTCCACCCCGTCCACGCTGGCGCACGACGCCTATCCGTTCTGGTCGGGTGAACTGTTCAACCGGGGACGCGCCAGCGCCGCCGAACGCGTGGAAATCGACGTCAGTCATAACGCCCTTGCCGGTGGGCTTCTCTGTGCGGACGGCCAGTGGCGGCAGATTGTCACCATTGAGGACGCCCTGAAAGGTGGCTGCACGCTGTTCGACATTGAGCAGCTTAAACGCGAAAACAGCGCCGACGATTTTAAAAATCTGTTCATGTGTGAATTTGTTGACGACAAGGCGTCGGTGTTCCCGTTCGAGGAGCTGCAACGCTGCATGGTCGACACGCTGGAAGAATGGGAAGACTATGCACCCTTTGCCGCCAATCCGTTCGGCTCCCGCCCGGTATGGATTGGTTACGACCCGTCACACCGTGGCGACAGCGCCGGATGCGTGGTGCTGGCACCGCCGGTGGTGGCCGGTGGCAAATTCAGAATACTTGAGCGTCACCAGTGGAAAGGCATGGACTTTGCCACTCAGGCGGAATCCATCCGCAAACTCACCGAAAAATACAACGTCGAATACATCGGTATTGATGCCACCGGCCTCGGTGTCGGCGTGTACCAGCTCGTGCGCTCGTTCTATCCCGCCGCGCGCGATATCCGCTACACGCCGGAAATGAAAACCGCAATGGTGCTCAAGGCAAAAGACGTTATTCGCCGTGGCTGTCTGGAATATGACGTCAGCGCCACCGACATCACCAGCTCGTTTATGGCTATCCGCAAGACCATGACCAGCAGCGGACGCAGCGCCACCTATGAGGCCAGCCGCAGCGAGGAAGCCAGCCACGCCGACCTCGCCTGGGCGACCATGCACGCCCTGTTAAATGAGCCACTCACCGCCGGTATCAGCACCCCGCTGACATCCACCATTCTGGAGTTTTACTGATGAGCAAGAAAAAAGGGAAAACACCGCAACCTGCGGCAAAAAAAATGACCGCCAGCGCCCCGAAAATGGAGGCATTCACCTTTGGTGAGCCGGTGCCGGTACTCGACCGCCGTGACATTCTGGATTACGTCGAGTGCATCAGTAACGGCAGATGGTATGAGCCACCGGTCAGCTTTACCGGTCTGGCAAAAAGCCTGCGTGCTGCCGTGCATCACAGCTCCCCGATTTACGTCAAACGTAATATTCTGGCCTCGACATTTATCCCGCATCCGTGGCTGTCCCAGCAGGATTTCAGCCGCTTTGTGCTGGATTTTCTGGTGTTCGGTAATGCGTTTCTGGAAAAGCGTTACAGCACTACCGGTAAAGTCATCAGACTGGAAACCTCACCGGCAAAATATACCCGCCGTGGTGTGGAAGAGGATGTTTACTGGTGGGTGCCGTCCTTCAACGAGCCGACAGCCTTCGCGCCCGGTTCCGTGTTTCACCTGCTGGAGCCGGATATTAATCAGGAGCTGTACGGCCTGCCGGAATATCTCAGCGCCCTTAACTCTGCCTGGCTGAATGAGTCGGCCACGCTGTTCCGCCGCAAGTATTACGAAAACGGCGCACATGCCGGATACATCATGTACGTTACCGATGCCGTGCAGGATCGCAACGATATCGAAATGCTTCGCGAAAACATGGTGAAGTCGAAAGGCCGCAACAACTTTAAAAACCTGTTTCTCTATGCCCCACAGGGAAAAGCCGACGGCATTAAAATTATCCCGCTCAGTGAAGTGGCAACGAAGGACGATTTTTTTAATATCAAAAAAGCAAGTGCTGAAGATCTAATGAGTGCTCATCGCGTGCCTCCCCAAATGATAGGAATGATGCCCAACAACACAGGAGGATTTGGAGATGTAACAAAAGCAGCACAAGTCTTTGTACGCAACGAGCTAACGTTCCTCCAAGAGCGATGTAAAGAAATTAACTGTTGGGTTGGCGAAGATGTATTTCGCTTTCGAACTTATTCATTATGATCCATCACCGAAACAAACACATAACAAGATTAGAACCAACACAAATATAGTGTAAAAGATTACACGACAGGCATGCAAATGCATGCCTGTACAAGAGAACACTTCATGTAAAAGAAGTTATTTTTTGCTGCGCCTTCATTTTATAGAAATGCAAATTCACTCCGTCACTCAAAAGAATTTTCTTCTTTAACTTATTGGTTTCTGTTGAGTTTAGCGGATTCCTAGTGCTAACAATAGCACCATGTTTTTTTTCTTTAGCACCTACATTAATCACACCTGACTTTAAAGTTGTCACTATCTGTTTAACAGCTTTTTCAACATCACTTCCTTTAAGTTCAACAAAAAGATGTGAAACATCCTGATTGTTATAAATCTTCAAATAATGATCACACCGCTCCCCAACAACAATAGCGCAACCATCTATTAACTTATGCTCAACCTCCAACTCATTATCATTTATGACTGACAATTGCGTTGACGTTCCTTTATCAGATAGCACAATGATTTTATTTTTTGTTTTTCCTTTGCAATTTTTACACATTCAATCACCTAATTCACAGTAGCCGAATATTCGATATCAATCAATGCATCAAAAGTCTCTGAAAAAATAGAGGAAATCCTATCTATTTCATTCGCATCTAATATATTTAGTTCGGAATCCAGTATTTCCGTCACTTTCCCAGCATTAACCATATAAGCTGTCACATCATCAAAATCAATAATTTGAGACTCTGGAACAAGCTTATATAAGCGTTCGATATCGGCATTATTCTTGCCCTTAATACACTTCAATGCATTACCTGCTTGAATCAAATTATTGAAGGCACTTAGAATATATGGGCTATGTGTTGTTATTGTATAGCTACAATAGCTTTCTGCTTGGTTATACGCTGAGGCTATTAAAGATACAACTTTTGCTTGGGCAGAAGGAAACAGATGAGCCTCCGGCTCCTCAATAATAAAACTCTTACTAGTCATAGACTGTAAATACGGCCATGAGGATAACATTAAAGCCATTGGTAACGCTTCTTGCTGCCCTGAGCTCGAGTTGTTAAGATTCGTCTTTTTAGCAGCATGACGAATAAAATCCTCACCCTTTTCTGTTATATATTTTCCGCAAATCAACTCCTCCACAAGCTTATTAACATGTTGAGGCACAGCCCCCCTAAGCATCCTAATCATGTAATCTTGGCTAAATAATTTTTTTGTTTGTTCATACAGAGAACCAAACTCTGTCAAAAAGTAGTCAATTTCTATACTACTGGATAAAAATGAAAACACATTTTTTTGTAAGTTAGCAAAAAAAGAGCGCCCTGCGGGGATATAAAAAACACTTTCAAGCTTTGTTTCTGGTTCTGAAAACAATCCTAGAGAAAGACATACTCGCAATTCATGTTCAATTCCGCGTTTACGTCTTCTCGTAACGCTTTCTGCAAGTGAATTCTCAATATTTTCATCTAAATCCTTTCGTACAATCAAACGAAGTTTAGCAATCGTCTTCGTTAAATTCTCAGAAAGGGTTATTTTCAATGACCCTTTGCTATCTTTTCGATTAGTAATCCGCACCCAATAGTGCTTATTACTATACTCAATAAAAAACTCATCATCAGCCCAATACTGCTGAGGGAAAATTTTACTAAACTTATTCTTTTGCTCCTTCAATATATCTCTTTTAGTTTTACCCTCTGTTGAAGCTCGTAGTATATCCATAGGGTAATCTTTAAAATATTTTATTAGCTTTGCAATGACACTTTTCCCCTGTGCCTGAGGCCCAATAAATATATTCACTTTCTTAAGAGGAATATCAACTTTTTGAATAGTGAGAAACTTATCAATCTTTATATTTTCCATATCATCTCCTTTGATGTGTTTTTAAGCGTAAACACCTTTTTATCATATGTACAAAAACACAAATACTCAACCATAATCCTTCGCTCTTCTGTTTATCTTACGCGCGGTGCTTTCCCCGCCTCGCCCGCCCGCTTCATGGGGCGGTTTTAATGCAGTTGCAATACCGCTTTTGAGCCACGCCAGTCCTGGCGGACGCACAGCCAGAACATGTAACTCCGGCACATGCAAAACCATGCACAGATAAAAACGGGGATATCACAGAAAAAGCACAAAAAAACCGGCATTCATGGTGCCGGTTCTGATCAATTTTTATAGTTGTCACTGGCCGCGCAATGCACCAATCACACTGTTGAGGCACGTACTGACAACAATTAGCAGAAAAATCGTTGTCCACGGACTTTCATAAATGTGAGATAACATCTTGATATAGATCATTTTATTTACTCATTCTGATGTGATTTAACAGGTATTTTATAACGACCATAAGCTCATCTTTACTGGCTTGTTCAACCATTTTTTCAGTGTAACTGTCCACCTCGCGTGAGCTCAGGTCGTTATTTGAGGCCATTACAGTTAGCCTCTTTGCCCAGTCGGCATAAGGGTCTTTAATTGATGAAAGGGAACTATGCATGTCCAAAAATCTCGAATTATTCAACCAACAGACGGCAGAAATCTTTGCGGTGCTATGGGATAACTTTCCTGTACCACAAGTCATCACCTACAAAAAATTTAACGCCGCGTTACCTGATGACTACTTTGACCAACTTAACTCACCAGAAATGAAAGCACTGAATCAGTTGCGTAGTGTGGTTGATGGCACATTCACTTTCTTAAGCGAAAACGGCTATATTCTGTACGGAACAGACCATCAGACCGGTTTTCATGATGTGCGACTGACCGAGAAAGCACTCGCGGTGCTCAACAAAAAACCCGAAGCACTTGGCGGTAATGAAACGATGGGAGATAAGATTATCAGCGCAGTGAAGGACGGGACACCTGGTGTTATTGCCGGTGCAGTAACAAACCTGCTTACCCTCGGTGTCAATCTGATAACTAGCTAACGCCTTACTTCACCTCCGCCAGCACTGAAAGCAAGTTTCAGCACCGGCGGAGTTTCTTAAATTTGTTCCATCTCAAACATTGAGATATCTTTTTCATTTCACCCGGAATTACTTAATTACATTAAAGGTGAATCCCTTTACCCCTCGACCAAAAACAGCCCCTCCATCCGATATATAAACAGAATTATCACAAAGACATATATCACCAAATGAATACTTTCCAAGCAAGTCTTTATAAATAGAAATAAGCTCTTGAGCCACATAAGGAATCATTAATTTTGATAACCCTTGTCCCCGCTCACTTTGCTTAACCCAAACATAATCGATTTGATATATTACAGCGTCCTCTGTAGATTCAATGATGAATGAACAAAAACCTATTTTCTCATTATCGTCATTCACCACTGCCACCACACTCACAAAATTACTGCAAAGTGCCTGATTATACTTCTCCTCTGCTACGCTACAACAATCTTCAAAATCCCCGACTCCCAAAGAGATATCGGTGATAACATTCCCTTTCTTATCAATGCAAACTCTTACCATATATAATTACCTGGCGTTATCTTGACACATTATTTATCAATAAGTTTAATCCACAAACCCCGGCCACTCATCAGTGACCGGATACGTGAATTTTTTCCCGTCATAATTTACGGTCGCGCCACGCGCCAGCACCTCAAGCTCCCATCGTTGCGGCCTGATACCGTTCTGAGCGAGGTCAACGCGGATACGGGTAATTTGCAATCGTTCCGACCGGGTCAGTCTGGCCGACGGTGCTATTTCATGCGGTTTTAACGGGCTTCCGGCTCTTTGCTGACGATTTGGTGTTCTCAGTCCGTGTTTTAATGCGCCCCTGAGCGCCCTCACGACCTCCGGGTCATTCCATTCGATAACACCGTCATCAACCAGATTAAGCACTGCTGCGACGTGCTCAGAAGGTGTGGGAGCCGGTAACGAAGTATCACCACTGGTGAGCTTTCCACAGTTATTGACAGGACTCCGAGGCGCGGCGATGCCGCTTTTTAAAGTCAAAGGCTCAACGACCGTAACTTTCGGCACAATGTGCCAGTCCGTCGTTCTGGTGATATGAATATGACGCGCGCCGAGATGCGGCGCGTAAATGCCGACCACTCTCTCGACTTCTTCCTCGTACTCGTTAACGTCATCCGACGGACTACGGGCGACCCTGACAGTCTGACAATCGCGCGGGACATTTGCCCCGCCCTGCGCGCTGATATACAGCGCAAAATCACCACTGTCTGCGGCGGCGCGTGCAGCCTCGACGCGCTCGTCAAACTCATCAGCAATGCTGACGCCACGAGGCAATTTGCGTAGTTCACGGTAAGCCCCCATTGTCGGCAGACCAACCGTTTTAAATTGCGGGATGCGCCACGTTGACGCCCATGCGGTAACAGCCGCGGCAGTATCTTTAAGCGGCCTGCCGGTATCGTTATCGAGCTGACCATCCAGTGCATAGCCGTCGATATTTTTTGAGATGTATTTAGCGATATACCCCGCAGCACCACCCCGGTTAAGGTGTTTTGCCTGAAAACGGTTTCGCGCGGCACCTCTTTCGTCGCCATCCTCTTTGAGCGCATAGCGACGCATGATTTCGATAATCTGGTTACGCTGGCGTGGATTACAAAAAAGCATCATATGCCAGTGCGGTGTTCCGTCGTGGTGTGGCTCGACGACACGCAAACCGTAGACCTGTAAATCATTATCCTTGAATGCCGTGCGCATCAGGCTCCAGATACGGCAGAGATAACGCTGCGCATCCTTTGGATTAAATGCCTCATCGTTCCAGCCGTGATTTAGCTGGACGGTTTTACTTTCGCCTTTTCCGACCTGACGTGTCGGGTGATACTTTGACGGCGCGGTCAGCGTGATAAACATCCCCACATCACCCTCTGCGGCGGCGTAACGCTCAATACCGGCAATGGTGTTCATCAGCTCCATCCGGCGAATTTCAGGATTAGAAATACTGCCCATCACCTTACTGATAAGGTCGATGCGCTCGCCGGTTTCCCTGTTTTCAAGGTCACACGATTTAAGAAATTCCAGATTTGCCTGGCGGCGCGCACGCACATCACGAATGGCGTGTTTACTGGCATAAGGAGAACGGTCTTTATTGACCTCCCCGACAGCTATCAGTAACGCTTCATGCCAGCGCATACGCTGGCCTTTAAGCTGATGAGTCCACCACTCATCGTTAAACAGACGGGCAATGGCAGAATATGCCTGCCTCGTGGTCATCTGTCCTTTACGGTATTTTTTCCAGTAAAGCGGGGAAATATTGAAAGCACGTGCAGCGCCAGCAACATGACCATACAGATGCGCCTGCGCCTCATCCGTAAACAGCGATTCTTTTTCGCCATGCGCATCCACCCAGGCATCGCAGAGTTCCTCATACATCATGAAAAGCTGCGATGAGATACGGGCGGCAAACTTTTTCAGCTCCTTGTCATTCATCCCCGGCAGACGCGCATAGTGGTCACGCTCAGCCAGAAACAGCATCGACGCTTCGGTGTTCATTTCATGGCGCTGATTCACACGCTCAATGCGCGGCCATAAACGACGCTGAAAAGTGGATGTGAGGAAATAAAACCCGTGCACCGGGCTTTTATTGCGCCGGATGTAGTCATAGCGTGAAGTAAACAGCGAGCGCAAAAAGTAAGGCAGGCGGTTAATCGTGGATAAAACACCTTGCACCTGACGCATCTCGTCACGTGTAAGGGGTCTTTCGCGCCCGACAGCCTCACGTGGCGCGTTCCATGCATAAGCACCGGCAAACATCTTACCGGTGCCTGCGGAAAATGCTGACGGAGGGACAAAACGCCCGGAGGCTTTAACGGCCATATGAGCCAAAAGCCTCTGAACAACGCTTGCTGAGTTGCTCAACCTGCGCGTTTAAATCAGCAAAAGACTTTGCGCTTCCGGTCAGAATATCGTGATGCATCAGGCCGGAAACGAGCTGGCTTAATTTCGGATAATAACCAACCACCGCCAGCCATTCCTGACCGGCGTTTTTACCGCTTTCCGCTCTCTTTTTCTCGTGGAGAATAAACTGAAAGCTGTCACTGGTAACGACATAACGTTCGCCAATTTCAATACGAATACTCATGCCGTTCTCCGGTAATGTTTGTTTTTTGCTTCAAAGACTGACTGGCAGGAAACACAACGCGTGGCTGACGGGTAAGCCGCACGACGGGCTGCAGGTATTGGCGCGTCACACTCTTCGCAAACCAGCGCAGAAGCACCGCAATGTTTTACCCTTGCCGCGTTAATCTGGCGCTCCAGTAATTCAGCCTGTTGTTCCTGAATAAAATCTACGTTGTCCGGCATTATCAGCTCCTTTTATCTTTAAGTTGCCTGGATACATCAGCGCAATAACTGGCAAGTTCTGTCGTTAATTTTGTCAGTTCATCCACTGAGGAAATTTGCTTGTGGAATACAGCGCGTTTAACAAGTAAATTGACCACATCAGACAGGAGGTTTAATTCATTCTGATAAATCGCGATAACAGATTCAGTTATGTCGCGTTTTTCTTTATCAAGGCAAAGTTGAATAAGAGACAAATCGCCATTTTTCATAACGGCGATTTTTAAGGCGTTATTCAGTAATACAACTGAATGAGAACAGGACATCAAAGCACCTCCCCGCGAGACAATCCGATATTGTGAAATTTTTCCGACTCCTGACTGAGCAGCTCGACTATCTCCACGCGGGATAACTCCGCCTTTGTGATATGGCGAATCATGGCGTCAAGATGAGAAGAAAAGCGTGTCGCTGCGTCGGCCTGTGCTTCGGCTCTGGCCTGTTGCAGCAGTAATGCGTATTTACCGCACTTGTTTTCAGAAACTGTATGCATGACTTTCTCCAGGCAAAAAGAAGCCCCGCACGATTAAGTGCGTTAAAAACTCTGGTTAATTATTTAATGCAGATATTGCTCTGGTTTTACCGACGTCAGAATTGTCGGTGCATACTCAAACAGGCTGAATAATTCACGTAATGCACGGAATAAAGCATCACGCCAGTAACATGATTCTTCATTAATTCGCCAGTATGGCTGGTTGAATTCTTTTTCAGTCAATCCGGCATGCATAAATAAAGTACGACGCTGACTGACTGTTAAAAAACTAATATATGCATACTCACTTGCGCCAACCTGACGGCGTTTTGAGAATGCCCCACGCAATTCATCAATTGCACAAACCAGCCGTTCACGTTCGACGTCGTTCATTTCTTCAAAACGCATCGTTGCGTGACGCTGTTTTAACTGCGCATGGAAGCAAACCGTTAGCCGTTCGCGTTCCATCATCTGATTATAATAATCACATGTATCCTGCCAGCGAGGGACGGCAAGATGCTTGCCAATTATCCGGCGCATAGCTGCTGGCTGTTTTTCAACGAGATTGAGCGTCATCACTGTCATTTCCAGACCCTCCGGCTTTTCAGAAAGGTCAGAGCCTTTTTTAACGGACTCTGTTTTTTGGTGCGGATAATGATTCCCTTGCGTCCCTTCCCGTGGGTGATGGTGAAGTCAATCGCCCTGGGGCTTTCGTTACGCAATAACTGAGCAATACAACGCGGCTCATTCATAATCACAACCCCATCCACAAAAGCCATGCATCACGCTGTTCAACCGGTCGGTTATAAAACGCCTCACGTACAGCGCGATTAAACTCAGGAATGAAAACCCATTTTTCACCGGCACGAGCCTTCGGTTTGCAAGGATCACGCAATTCAATAATTGGTAATTTATTTGCCTTCACCATTTCACTGACAGCTGTCTTTGGCTTCCCTAATAAATCAGCAAATTTATCCACATGAACCGCATCAAGCGGATACTGAATCACATAATTTTCAGCGTCCATATATGGTACCCTCATAGGATCCAGCCCTTTCTAAACCACTCAAAACCGTTTAGACGCTGGTTTATTCTCAAATCAATGGAACCTATATAGGTTCCAGTTTTGAGGGAATTTAGTCCCTATATAGGCACCATGTCAAATGAAATTAAGCGAAAAGATTAAGGCCTTGCGTGAGGCTGAAGGGCTAAGCCAATCAAAATTCTGTGAAATCATAGAGTTACCGCTAAGCACACTTAAAAAATATGAAGGAGGAAACTTTGAACCCGGTGGCACAGCTTTGCTAAAAATCACTATGCATCCCACATTCCAAAAATATGCTCTATGGCTTATGACAGATAAAACCGCGCCGGACGCAGGACAAATCGCACCGGCTCTCGCGCACATTGGGCCAGAGTCAACAGAGTCCAACCACTCCGCGAAAAGGATTGGCTAACTCTATATAAAGATTACATTTTCACCATTTGCTACCAAGATGGTGAATACAGCGCCGGAGGGCTTTCTTATGGCAATTAAGAAGCTCGATGATGGTCGCTATGAAGTGGACATTAGACCTCGCGGTCGCGACGGAAAACGCATCCGCAGGAAATTCGAAAGAAAAGCTGAAGCACTAGCATTTGAGCGATACACAATCGCCAATGCCAGTCAGAAAGAATGGGGAGGCCAGCGAGCAGACCGCCGGACTTTGAGTGAGTTGCTGGACATCTGGTGGAAATATCACGGGCAAAACCACGAGCATGGAACAAAAGAGTTTAATCATCTACTCAAAACCATCAGCGGCATAGGTGATATACCAGTGAGCAGGATGAGCAAAAGGGCTTTGATGGATTATCGTTCCATGCGACTACGTGATGGTATCAGTGCCGCAACGATAAACCGTGACATGTACCGATTATCCGGCATGTTCACAAAATTAATTCAATTGGATGAATTTTCCGGGCAACACCCAATTCACGGACTGCCGCCACTGGCGGAGGCCAACCCTGAAATGACGTTCCTGGAAAAAGCAGAAATCGAAAAACTGTTAAATGTTTTGGCTGGTGATGACTTACTTGTCGCGCTTTTATGTCTGAGCACTGGAGGAAGATGGACGGAAGTTGCCACGCTAAAACCAGCACAGATTACAAATTGCAGGGTTACCTTCCTGAAAACCAAAAACGGTAAAAAGCGAACCGTGCCGATTTCTGAGGAACTGGAGAAAAAAGTTAAAGAGGAGGCCAGCGCCAAATTATTCAAAGTTGATTATGAGAAATTTTGCGGGATTTTACGCAGAGTGAAACCTGATATACCACCCAATCAGGCAACCCACATCCTGCGGCATACATTCGCAAGCCATTTCATGATGAATGGGGGCAATATAATCGCACTGCAACAGATTCTGGGACATGCGAGCATTCAGCAGACGATGGCCTATGCGCACCTTGCGCCTGACTATCTGCAAAATGCCGTCGCTCTGAATCCACTAAAAGGCGGAGTGACGTTATAA